TCGATGCCAAGAACCACAACCATAGAGAGTTTGAGGTTGAGATAGAAGCTGACCTCGGTCATGTCTATCTACTAAGAACCTTGGCACACGAATTAGTCCACGTTAAGCAGTATGCCCGCAAAGAATTGATTGATATGTGTTCGGGCAACTATCAAATGTGGAACAAGGTTATGTATAACGAAATGATTGTCGGCTATCGCAATCTTCCATGGGAGAAAGAAGCGTCCGAACAAGAGAAGATCCTATACAACCTTTGGAAAGAACATAATAGCAAATAGTGTCTATGAGTAGGTATAATGTCTTTTGATCCACACTCCAATGAGTGGTTGCTAAACAGGTTTGAAATCTATAAAGACCTAAGAACCCGTGACACTGCTTATTGGAGCGACAAGTTTCAAGCGTATGTCATCACTCGTTATGATGATGTTTACTTCGCCTTGACCAATCCCAAAATCTTCTCGTCAGCCCGAGGCAATCTGTTAATTGAAACCGCTGTCAGGTATCAAAAGACATTAGGCGCTAGTGATAATCCTTATCACACAGAGTTTAAGAACATCGTTCTAAACGCATATACAAAAGACAACGTGGATCGAATAGTCTCTGTCTTTCGTGAGAAGATGATCGGTCACTTTGATAACAAGACCGAGATAAACATTTCCGAAATCACTGACGATCTAAGTGCATGGATGGTCACAGAGCTATTAAACTTTCCTGTCGATAAAGACATAATGCACAATACAATCCTAAACATTCATCAGAATGAACCTAACATTCATGTCTTTGGTCCCGATGATCATCCGAAGGATCTTAAAGACGAATATACATTGATATACGAAACTTTCAGGCTTCGTCCACCATCGCTCGGACCTGGTGTGTATCATGAGTGTATGAATAACAATCCCAAAAATCTGGATTCAATCTTTCTAGTCATAGCCAACATTCTATCCGGCACAGGCTCGTTGGTTGGCGCACTGCAATATCTAACGCTGGACATGTATGAACAGAACCAACTGGACGTTTTGTTAAATGATAGATCATTGATTCCAGATGCGGTGAATGAGTCCTTAAGGTTTCATACGTCAACAGGAAGATTTGGAAGATCAGTAACAGAAGAAATCACAATGCATGGAATTAATCTAAAGCCAGGCGATAGGGTCGTCCTTTGCCTGGAATCTGCAAATCATGATCCAACCAAATTCACAAATCCGGAAGAGTTTATTCTTTCCAGGAATGACAATGTGAAGCATCTTGGTTGGGGCTACGGAATACATGCCTGCATTGCTCTTGCTATATCAAAGGAGATCCTCGCTGTATACCTGGAAACTCTCCTTGACAAAGCTGGCAAGTATGATATAATGACCAAACATTCGGACTTGAAATATACCTATGTCAAAGGCGGCAACATTGATATAATGTCCAACATTATGTTGAGAACCGCCAATGCGTGATAAGGAGAAGAAAGTGAAAAAGTCAACTGCAGTTCGTCGCCCGAAGTTCACCGATGAAAAGTATCTCGGTCCAGAGCCGACTGTCACGTTTGAATCCACTGACACTGATATGGGCAAAGCCTATACCTGGTTTAACTATTTCTATAATAGCGAAGAGGCTAAGTCCTTCACCATTTCCTACCTAAAGTCTATCAAGCATGATAAAGAAACAATCCGAAAACTCTCACAGGTCAAGCCACACCAATTCGTTCAGTGGATCGGATGGAACTGCCGACTCCTCGCTGGAGGCTCAGAACTACCCGAAGGTGTGTGGGAACGAACCCTTGAGCATATTGGACGAATTGCATCCGCGGCACCAGACTTGGAAGAAGTGGGTAACGGAGTGCCTGAAGGAGTATCACCGCCGCAGAAAGTAATCTCTATTCAGGATCGTATCAATAGCAAGGCGTCCGATCTTATCGGCGAACTGGAAGAGCAGCTTGATGTTTTCTTCCAAGAAGGAGTTATTCAGTTTGACATTAAGAAGTGGTCCCTTGAGAAGGGAATTAAACCGCAAATTGCGAAGAGGATTGCAGAACACTTCCGTCCTCAATACGATGAAATCACCGAAGCCCAAGCAGGCAAAGACGCTGACTTGGTGGAAGCGTATAAGAAATGGCGTAAGCCTGTTCTTAAAATCATGGCGCTTTTCATAAAGCGTATCATTGATCATATGACCGAACTTGATGCTGCTGGTCAGGCTGTTCGCAAGCCACGTGCTAAGAAGATTAAGCCTGCTCATGTTCTCGTAGCTAAAATGCAGTATCTTCCTGAGTATAAGGAACTCAACATCAAGAGTGTAGATCCGAAAGGAATTATCAATGCTTCGCAGCTTTGGGTTTATAATCCTAAAACTCGTAATCTTTCTGTGTATCATGCCGTGGGTCGTTCAGGCCTTTCGGTCCGAGGGACTACGATTACAGGATTTGACACGGATCTTTCTATCACGAAGAAAGTTCGTAAGCCAGAACAAGTGATCCAGCAGCTAATGGCGGCAGGTAAGGTCGATCTTCGCAATCTAATGAAGAACCTTACCACAACCGAGAACAAGGCTAATGGTCGTATCAATAAAGACACAACGTTGGTTAGGATCATCAAATGAATACCGAAAATATGATAGCAGTGATCTGGTGTTGGTTATATATGGGTATAGGCGTAGGTGTGCTATCCTTAGGGTTAGTCATCTGGGCTTTGCTCCATGAACATAACAAGGATAAGAAATGACTGACAAGGTAATCGAGTTTCCCAAGCACAAGGTCGTTAGAGAAATTCCAATGGAGGTGCATGAAGCCCGACAAGCAAAAGCGGATAAAAAGTTTGCTGATGCAATTGTGGATGAGTTGACAGGCTTCATGATAACAGAGTTGGATAACTTTTCAATTGCGGTCACAGATAAGCAGTTCTCAAAAGATTTTATCCTTGTCATTGATGCATTGAAAGCTGCTGTGTATCGATCTGTAGGACTTGATCATCACCTCCATGACTTTATCGATAAGAACGTTACCTTGATTAGTGATGGCTTGGATGGTATGACCAACGACGAAATCAAGGAAAAGATTGATCAGGTTATGCGTGAATTGGAAGAAGCCAAGGGACAGATCGACCTTGACAGCGATGATGAAGAATGATACTATAATAAGTATCAGCTAAGGAATATAAAATGTCTTACATGTTTGTGGACCTCAATCAGGTTCTAATTGCCAATCTAATGCAACATCTAAAGTTTGTGGCTAAGGATAACACATTGGACGAAAACCTAATTCGTCATATGTGCATTAATACCATTCGTGCTAACGTGCGTCAGTTCAAATCAAAGTATCCTAACGTGGTGCTTTGCTGCGACAATAAGAAGTATTGGCGTCGTGACTATTTCCCTTTCTATAAGTCTCAGCGTAAGCATGACCGAGAAGCCTCTGGGCTTGATTGGGGTATGATCTTTGACACTCTCAATCGTATCCGTGACGACCTCAAGACGCATTTCCCTTACAAGGTGCTTGACGTTGATGGAGCGGAAGCGGATGATATCATTGCTGTGCTAACTGCACGATTGGCTCCACATTCTGATGTCCTCATTCTTTCAAGCGATAAAGATTTTGGGCAATTACAGAAATACCCTAACGTTACCCAGTATTCTCCTATTCTAAAGCGTTTCATCAAGATTGATGATCCAAAAACCTTTATCAAGGAGCATATCATTCGTGGTGACCGTGGTGATGGTGTGCCCAACTTTCTTTCTCCTGACAATACGTTTGCTGCTGGAGAACGCCAGAAAGTCATAAATAGCAAGCGCCTTCAGGAGTGGCTAACACAGGATGCGGAAACCTTCTGCACTAACGATAATATGCTTCGTGGTTATAAGCGCAATCAAACTTTGGTTGATTTTGACTATATTCCTAATGAAGTGCAGGAGAAGATTGTAGCCGCCTTCGAAGAGGCTAAGCCAGCTACAAAACAGAAGATGCTGGACTATTTCATTAGCAAGAAACTAAACGCTATGATTGAGTCCATTAACGATTTTTGAGGAACATTATGAGCAGTAAAAAGAACATCTATGAAGTTTTCAAAGAGTTTTCCTTTGCCCCATCTAAGGATACTCGTATCGGTGTGCTACAGTCTAATGATAGCTGGGCGCTGAGAAACGTGCTAATGGGTGCAATGCATCCTGGTATTAAATACACAATCAAAAAGATTCCTCCTTTCAAAAAGGAAGATGTGCCTGTAGGTCTTTCATACAATCATATGACCGATGCTCTAAGCAAGGTCTATCTATTCATGGAAGGCAATCCGAGAACCCCGCCTGCGCTTACACAAAAGCGTAAGGAGGAGCTATTGGTTCAGATTCTTGAATCGCTTGAACCACAGGAAGCCGATATCTATGCAGCAATGATCATGAAGGATCTAAAGGTTCCCTATCTAACCCCAAAGCTAGTCAATGAGGCTTTTAAAGGACTACTACCAGAATAAGGCATGATGATCATGAAGACACATAATCCGCACAAAGGTTCCGTGGTTAATTCTCTTTATGCTGAATTGCAGGAAGAGGATCGTAAGTATGGAGGCAAGCGTCTGGAAAAGCCGCAGTCGGAAGTTTCAAAGAAGCGTCCTTTGCGGAATTTAAAGAAGGCGTGGATGGAACATGTGGAAGACTTTGATGAGGTAGATGATTTTTACGAACACTGAAAGCCCTTGACATTCCAAGGCATCCGTGTATTATAGTGGTATTGATCGGGGAGAGCAATTTTGCCAGAGCCTGATCATTTTACACCAGTGAGGTATAGACCATGAATATCAATAGCATTAAGTGGACGTATAACGAGTGGACGATTGATCAATTCCAGCGTGAAGCCGCTACAATTGATTGTGACCCGGAATGGCAGCGTGGCAACGTTGATACTCTATTCCATTCTGATGGCAAGCCTTCAAAAGCACAGAGCATTATTGCGTCCATTCTTTCCGGTCTAGATATCGGTGAGATTAAGCTGGCTACCTATAAGGGTAAGCGAGCCTCGGTCGATGGTGGCAATCGTAAACGTGCTATCCTCGCTTTTCTCAATAACAAGTTTAAGCTGCACAAGAAAAGTCCCTGGGGGCAGAAAGCGTTTGGTGATCTGACCGAGGAAGAGCGTGAGACGGTCCGCAATTATAAAATGCGGGTTATCATCTATGATAACATTCCTGCCCGCACAATTGGTAATCTGTTTCGCACGACCAATACGGTTACGCCTGTCAACAAACAGGAAATGCGGAATAGCTATGGCGAAGATCCGTTGGCGGTTCTTGTTCGTCGCACCGTTCGTGTTATTCCTGAGATTAGCAATGTGACCCATCCTCTTTATGAGATTAGCGGTGGCACGGACGAGGATCCGTATTATCGTTGGTTGGGCTTCAACAATGCTCGTCTGCGTATGGAAGATCAGCTAGCCCGTATTCTTTATCTCGTTATCAATGGTGAGAAGGTTCGTCCTGCGCCTGACAATGAGTTAAATCACATGTATGATACGGTTGGTCCGATGTGGGAGAAGAACCCTCTTGAACAGGCTAAGATCGAAAAGAAGCTAAAGGCTGCTCTGGACTTTTTCCATAAGGTTGCTGTTGCTGCAAAGAGCAAGCGTCCGAATGGTTTGTCCATTCGCCAGTTCTCAATGCTGGTTCGTCTCTATTTCTATATGACCGAGACTTATCAGTCCTTCAAGGTCGACAACTACGCTACTTTGTGGGCATCGTTTGCTAAGGCTTTCGTTGCTATCGAAAAGCGTCGTGATCTAGTGGCTCTTCCTGGTGGTTATGATGCAGATCGCACTGTCGGTGAAGCGTTTGGTGGCTATCTTTCGTTTGACCGTCCAGAGGATTGGAAGATCCGTGCATCAATCGATTGGTTCCTCGAGGAGTTTGATCCGCTGAACTTTATCACGGTCAAAGATCCAAAGCGTTGCTACACGGCAAAGCAGATTGAGGATCGTCTAATCGAGCAAGATTGGACCGACTATATCGATGGCAAGCCTCTAAAGCTAGAGGACGCTGTCGGGGCTCATAAGATTGCCCACACGAATGGCGGTAAGACGACCCTAGACAATCTGGTGGTCATTTCCGCGGCGCACAATAGCGCAATGGGTTCGACCGACGTTGAAACCTACAAGTCGTGGTATGAGCGGGACAACCGCAAGCGGGCTTCTTGATCTAAGTCAAATGAGGCGGGGTGCCAGAAACCCCGCCTTTTTTATCCCCCAATAGTCTACCATTTCTATAGACTAGGGGTGCGTCAACGTGTCGCACCCTAGAGGCCATTTTTGCCCTTGCGTTTCTCCCAGAACCCGGTATAATAGACCTATGATCAAGACGAAACGCAAAGCCCGCTCCGACCGTAAGCATGTCATTTATTCGCTCTCCGTCGGGGGTCTGGAATATATCGGGGTCACCTTCGTCAATAAGGGGCGTGTTAATGCGTCCATTATCCGTCGCTGGAAAAAGCATGTTAATCGTGCTATGAATGAGGGCAAAGATTGGGCATTGTGCAAAGCTATCCGCAAACACGGCCCAGAAGCCTTTGAAATCGCTTATTATGACGTGGTCCGTGGCAAAGCTGCAGCCCATATCCGTGAGCGTGAATTGATCAAAGAACTGTCTCCTAAACTCAATACGGACGTCCGCTAATGCTATATGACCTGCTGCAAATGAACGAAATGGATCAAAAGATCGTGTTAAAACAGGCGATTAGCCAGCTTCCTTCGCGGTTGCAACTGGTCGCTATTCGCAGGTTCTATCAGAACCAGACGCTGGCGGCTATAGCGGAAGAGTTAGGGGTGTCCGCTGGTCGGGCGTATCAAATTGAGGCAAAGATGCTGCGCCTCCTGAGGGTCGGGTTTAGAACGGGGAGAATGTGAGGGTGCGACAACCTGTCGCAGGGGGTGACCCGATTTTTTCCTTGATTTTCTCCTCGGCACCTGGTATTCTAAGAACAAGATAAAGGAAAGGAACTCAACATGTCAAATACCCGCTTCGTCAATAAGGCTCAGCTCAAGGCTGATCTGGCTACCTTCAATGCTCTCTCCAACTATTTTGAGAACGGGGGCACGATTAAGGTTGCCAAAGCCGTCAAGCGCCCCAAGCGCGGTTATACCGTCTCCAAGGTCAAGGTTGCGAAAGGATAAAAATGACTGACATTCTGGCTTTTCTGTTTGTGTTCACTCCGCCTGTAGTGTTAGCTCTGGTTGCGCTCTATAACATGGAGAATTAATATGTCAGAAGTTTATGTCGTCTTATACAGTGCTGCTTATGAGGGTAGCGAATTGTTGGGAGTATTTTCCGACTATGTGAAGGCCCGTGAGTTTGAGGTCGAATATTCTGGTAGGTATGCAATATCTACCGATTCGGACTATGAAGGGATCGAAATTCGCAAGGTCGAATTGGATAAGGTTTATACGGGCATGTTTAACGTGGGAGAGGTGTTATAATGCGTTTTGATCGTCTGGACGAATCCCAACTGATTCAAATGGTGGCTCTAGCTATCGTGTCATTTGGTTTAGCGGTAGGCGTTTGCTTTATCGCTTATCTGGATAATGGAGGTTATTAAATATGGCTGATGCCCATTTAGACGAAACTGTTTTCGTTCCTACGGTCGAACTGTTAAATAACACCGAAATGTGGGGTGAAGTGGGCGTGGTAATTTATAGTAAATCCTTCGCTGTCAACGGTGTTCAAGTCTGGATGGTGCCTACGTGACAAATGCTCTCCACTTTGTCGGTTTCAAAGATGACCGATTTAATACGGCAATCAAGGTTTTCGGCACTCCCGACTTTATCCATAGGTTCTGGGATTATCGTGCAGTCTGCGAGGTGCAGGAAAACGACGTTGTGGTATTTGCTAATGGTGACGAAACTCAAGCAGTAAATCCTTTCGCTTTCGATGACTCGGCAAACTTCTAAGGAGATATAAAATGGCTAATGTGAAAACCTACAACCTCACCATTTATATGGGCGCTAATAAGGATATTGTCTTTCGTGGCATTTCCAGAGTGGCCGTCAGACGCTATATAAATCATTATCTCCTTAAGGCAGGTTATAGTGGTAATTGTGTGGAGGCTCGATAATGTCTATTATCCTGATAGAGGGATATGAAGATCCTGAGTTTTCGAAATATGAAGATATGTTCTGGAACTTCACATCTGATGATTGGGATTATATGATCATCGGTGATAAAGAATATGAGGTCGAGCATATAGCAGAAAAGCTGTATGTTTGTGATTATCAGATAAAGCAAATCGGTGATCGTTGGGTGGCGGTTACCTATCATTCGTAGAGGAAAATAAAATGTCTTATCAATTCGTGCAAGGTCGTGGTGCGCCGCTAAAGATGTGGTGCGAGGGTGTCGAGGTCGAGGATGATGCCCGCACCCAGTTGGAAAACATAGCGTCCCTGCCGTTTGTGTATAAGCACATTGCGGTTATGCCGGACGTTCACTTGGGTAAGGGTGCGACGGTTGGCTCCGTCATTGCGACCAAGGGTGCTGTCGTTCCGGCTGCGGTTGGTGTTGATATCGGTTGTGGTATGATGGCTGTTCGTTTGTCACTGACGGCGAACGATCTGCCGGACAACCTTGCTTCGCTGCGTTCTCATATCGAGTCGGTTGTGCCGCACGGTCGCACCGACAACGGTGGTAAGAATGATCGTGGAACGTGGAACGATGTGCCGCAGAAGGTGCTTGGACAGTGGAATCGTTTAGCAGATCGCTATGCGAAGATTGTCGAAAAGCACCCGAAGATCAAGGCTCATAAGGATGCAGAGTTTCTGGGAACCCTGGGGACCGGTAACCACTTTATCGAGTTGTGTCTGGACGAGGACGACTATGTGTGGGTAATGCTGCACTCCGGGTCCCGTGGTGTCGGTAACAAGATTGGTCAGTATTTCATTGAAGCTGCAAAGCGTGAAATGGAGCGATACCATATCTTGCCGTATCTGCCGGATCAGGACTTGTCCTATCTCGTAGAGAACACCACGCTGTTTGACGATTATGTAGAAGCTGTTTCCTGGGCACAGGAGTTTGCTGCTCTTAACCGTCAGGTGATGATGGATGCGGTGCTTGACGTTCTGCGTCAGCGTTTGCCGTCGTTTGTTGTCTCTAACGAAAAGGCTGTGAACTGTCACCACAACTATATCTCCAAGGAGAACCACTTTGGAGCTAACGTTCTGGTAACCCGCAAGGGTGCAGTTCGTGCCCGTGAAGGCGACCTGGGTATCATCCCGGGATCGATGGGAACGGGGTCCTTTATCGTTCGTGGTAAGGGCAACCAGGAGTCGTTTTGTTCATGCTCTCATGGTGCTGGTCGCCGTATGTCCCGCAACGCGGCTCGTAAGGCTATCACGCTAGAGGATCATATCAAGGCGACCGAGGGTATCGAGTGCCGCAAGGATGCCGATGTGATTGACGAGTCCCCGGCCGCTTACAAGGATATCGGTGCGGTCATGGCTGCGCAGGATGACCTTGTGGAAATCGTGCATCGTCTCCGTCAGGTTCTAAATGTGAAGGGATAAACGTATGAAACGAAATAAGCCGATAAATCCCGTGGCGAAAGCACTGCGGGATCCGATATGTAAACCGAAGGTCGTCCAATCGAAACGAGTTTACAATCGCAAAAGACTACCAAAGCTGTAGACTATTGGTGCGGCGGGTGTGACAACCTGTCGCACCCTACCCCCTCAGATTTTCCTTGATTATTCCTCAGAACCCGGTATAATGATTCCATGATCAAGAGAGACAAAGAAAAGCGGGAATCTTTCACAATTCCGACCCGGGGTTTTCCTGCTTATGCTTTTATCACCGAAAGCACCGTGTTAGCGTTCTGGTGCGTTTGTGTTATCTTCACAATCATCCTTCACATATGCTGGAAGAAAGGTTTAGTCAAATGGTCGTCTTCTACACAATGAACCAAGACGGAACTCGCCGCGTGGATTTTATCTCATGGCTCGGAAATTGCATCTGCGAGACTGACGTTAGCTGGTGGATCGTTCCCGGCACTCTTAATCTTCTGGAGGGTTAATGAGAGAACGCATTGAAGAACGAATCCGCACTTTGAAATGGATCATAAGTGCCAACAGCAACGTCATTTGTCACAATGAATATGAAGGAGGACAGTTAGACGCAGAAACCTCGATGGCAGAAGACGAAATTGAGTTTCTTGAATCTCTCTTAAAAGACTTGGAGGACTAACATGATTCGTGCTAAATCTATCGGTTCGAATATGATCGAGGTTCGTCATGGCGACAACCTTTTCCTTATCTCTTATAACACTCCGGTGGCCGCCTTTGTAAAAGGCGAGTTTTATCGCACCACGACCAAATTCTCCCGCACCACTTCAAAGCATATCAATAAATGGCTGGATGGCGCATTTGCCCGTGAGGTGTCTCAAGGCGTCATTGAAGCGTGGATCGGCTGGAACGCATAAGGAGAATAATATGAATAGACAGAAAATTATCTCTGGCGATTTTAAATACGTTACCCGTGCTACTCGCAATTTTGTGGCACTCGGCTGGCGTATCGTAAAAAGCAAAAAGTGGTCGGATGGCAAATATACCTATGTGATGGAGTTTGTCGATGGGTAAAATGTCCGATCTATATCTCGAAATTGAGGAACTGGTCATCGATGCAATGTCGGTGCCTGGTATTATGACCGATACCGACGTTCTGAATTATGTAAATGAGAATTTAGACGTTGAGGTGGATTTGGAATTTGTCGAGAGTATTCTGGACAAGTTCTTTAATGCGGAATGGCCTGAGGCGCAATCTTTCTCCTACAATTGAGGTATGATCATGGTTCGTGAGTATACAAATAAGATCCTGACCGCTCTTGATGAAGGCACGCTGGATAAGGATATCCTTATTCGTGATTTGCTGAACTTTATATCTGAGGATGATGTTCATGACTTTTACGATTGCCTAATGGATTCTATTGACGAGGATTATAAGGACGACGGTCAGCCCAGCGAATTGGACGAGTGGCTGGATTTTGACCCCGATTGCTAATAGTCTACCGATTTGGTAGACATTTAATAGTCTACCTTTTCTATAGACTAGGGGTGCGTCATCATGTCGCACCCTTTCCGCCAAAAAAGTCCTTGCGGAATGGTTTTGGGTGTGGTATAATATGCATATAGAATGAAGAAAGGTGGTTCAAATGGGTATCAATGCTAACAAATATCGTGATCGTTATATCAAGCGGGCTGCTCGGGTTCTCCCCGTGATCCAGCCGGGCGTGCCGTTCACTCCCGAGGCTATCGACCAGATTGTCGGTGGTGCGTATTCTTCCAAGTTTGTCTTCTACCTCCGTGAACTGGGTTTTGAGTTTTCCCAGAACAAGGACGGTCGTAAGATTGTTTCCTATACGCTAATCAAAGAGCCGCAGGACGCTGCGCTTATTCGTGCGTCAACTGCTTCCTCGGCTCGTGGCAAGAGTGCTGCTAAGGCTGCGACCCCGAAGGTTGCCAAGCCGAAGGCGCCCAAGGCTGCCAAGCCCGCCAAGACGGTCGCGGCTAAGTCGACCAAGAGCCTCGAGGAAATCAAGGCTAAGAACCTCGCCAAGCTCAAGGAAGTCGGTGCCAATCGTGCTAAGGCTGCCAAGCGTGTCCGTGAGTATGACGATGTGACCGAGCAGTTCGGCACCAGCGGTGAGGTTGGCACGTCCTTCAATGTTGACCGTGACTGGGATAGCATTGAGGGTGTTGACCTCTCCAAGCTGATCGGCTAATCATCTAAAAATCAGGAGTGCCTCTATGTCTTATGTCAATGTGCAAATCGACCTTTCCGATATCGATACGGAGGATCTTATTGATGCCGTCGAGCGCTGCGGTTATAAGGTTCTTTCTAGCGAGGAGCAGAGCGAAGCCATAGAGAATCTTAATCACACAATGGACGAAATCCGTAATCTGTATGATGCATTTCTGCATTGGAAGGATTTTGGCATGAAGGACTCTGTGTTTGAACGTGACCTAAAAGCGTTCTTTAAAATCACGATTGACGAGGTGGTGCTTTAATGGCGCTTCTAAAACTACGATATAAAAATTCTGCTTACAAGCCTGGCTTGTCCTATTATGAGCCGAAGGAGAATGTTTATATCGGTCACGTTGTTCGTTATTCGTGGTTATCGGATAATGAGTTTGGTCTAACGACGGGCGATTATGATGCGCCCGTCCGCATACTGGACAAGCGTGATATTCTAGAAGCGTGGGTTGACAAGTCGGGTCGTCCAGACAATGTGACAATCATGGACGATAAGTATGTGGTCACCGCAGGTCCGTTTAAGCGTTTCTCCTGCACCTGCACCGCATATCAATATCGCAAGTTCTGTTCTCATATCAAAGGAGTGAAAGATGCACAACCGTGATTGGTTCTTTACACTGTTCAGTATTGTTTTCGGTTTTATGTTTGTCGCCATGGTGTTTGGCGCAGCATATAACGTTCAGCTGAAACTGGACTGCGTGAATAGCGGCGACATGAAAAGTCCGGCTTGTTTCAAATACGTTGTTATGAATGATAACTTCCGCAATAACAATGTTAATCTGAACCTCAATGCTGGAGAGTGAAATGAAGCTATCAAATACACAAAAGAAAGAGTTGGAACAATTCAATGCCCTTGCTAAGACAATGGGCTTTCCTGTCAACAATCTTGTGGCGTATGCTGAACAGTATGATGAACCGCGGAAGTATAAGAAACTCGGTGCTAAGGTCGATGCTAACAGCAACATTCATCTTGATATCGAAAAGAATAAGCAATGATTAACCACATTATCGAAACCCTCATATCGATGTTAGCGATAACCTTAGGCTTTATAGGTGCCGCCTCATTCATCTTTATGTTCTTTGTGGCATTCAATGGATATATTCTAGCCAGTGTCTTTTTGTTCGTTGTATCGGTGCTTTCAATCTCCTGTTTTTCGTGGTTGATTGAAAATGAATGGAGGTTCCGTCGATGAAGATTCTCAATGTTCTCTGGTTCAATTACGTTGGCATCGTTCAGGTCGAAACCGAAGTTGGTGAAATCAAGTATTACATCAATCAGATTGACGGTTGGAACGAAGAGGACGACAAAAAGAAGATTGCTGAATGGGGTTCTATGTTCCCCAAAGATGCTGGTGACGTTCTGTTTCGTGCTGCACCTTTTCTTATGTATGAAGATAAGACGTTTTACGGCGATAAGAAATCGCTTGACTTTATCTGGAAACTCATTCGAGATAAAGACATGAACAGTCATCGACGTTCGGCGG